TTCTGTAGACATTCGCGTTATCCGAATCACAGAAGATAGCAGCAACGCCAAACTTGTCGATGCGTTCAACTGGACCAGCTACACAGAAATCGTTTACGCCAAACTGCGCTACCCCAATAGCGCACTAATCAGCCTGCGCATTGATGCTGAGCAGTTCAACAGTGTGCCCAGCCGCTCGTACCTAGTTCGTGGCATCAAAGTTAAGATTCCCAACAACGCCACAGTCGATCAAACCACCGGCAGGTTGATTTATTCGGGCGTGTGGAACGGTATGTTCGGTGCCGCACAGTGGTGCTCGGATCCAGCGTGGATTCTGTGGGACCTGCTGACCTCGACCCGCTATGGCTTCGGGGATCACATCCAAGCTGCGCAGCTGGACAAGTGGGCGTTTTACGCCGCCAGCCAATACGCCTCAGAGCTGGTGCCAAACGGTTTCGGTGGAGTTGAACCTCGCTTCAGCTGCAACGTCAATATCCAGACCGCAGAGGAAGCGTACAAGCTGATCAACGACATGTGCTCGGTGTTCCGGGCAATGCCTTACTGGAGCACTGGCGCACTAACCATCAGCCAAGACAGGCCAGCCGACTCGGCTTACCTATTTACCTTGGCGAATGTCACCGAGGAAGGCTTTAGCTACCAAGGCAGCAGCCGCAAGGGCAGACCTACGGTTGCCGTCGTTAGTTACCTCGATCTGAACACTAGGGACATCGCCTACGAGGTAGTAGAAGATCAAGCCGCCATTGATAAGTACGGCGCAGTCACAGCTGAAATCAGCGCTTTTGCCTGCACATCTCGTGGTCAAGCATCACGCATCGGCGAGTGGTTGCTCTACTCCGAGCAGTACGAATCGGAAGTAGTCAACTTCACCACCTCGGTTGATGCCGGTGTGGTGGTGCGTCCGGGTCAAATTATTGAAATCAGCGACCCCATGCGTGCCGGCAGTCGGCGCGGTGGTCGCATTTCTGCTGCCACAACCACCACGGTCACAGTCGATGACCCCACTGGATTGCCAGCATCAGGCGGCACTCTTTCGGTGATTCTGCCCGATGGCACTGTCGAAAACAATCCTGTTGTCAGTCACACTGGCTCTGTAGTCACGGTATGGCCTGCGTTCAGCGTTGCACCCAACGTCAATAGCGTCTGGGTCTATCAAACCAATGACCTACTTACCTCAACTTGGCGGGTACTAACGGTTCAAGAACAAGACGGGACAAATTACGCCATCAGCGCACTGGCCTACAACGCCAGCAAGTACAACTACATCGAGCGTGGTGCGCCACTGCAACCACGTGACTCCACCAACCTCAACGTCATTCCACCTCCGCCAACCAACCTTGGCTACGAGGAGGTGATCTACGAGAGCAACGGTCAGGCGCTGGTGAAGCTAGTCGTCAGCTGGCAACCCGTCGTTGGCGTCATTGAATACCGCGTCCGCTGGCGCCAGATCGAAGGCAACTGGAGCGAGGCAACAGTCAACCGCCCGGACTACGAAATCCTCGATACCGACCCTGACACCTATCAGGTCGAGGTTTATAGCATCAATACGGCTTACTTCCCGTCAACACAGCCAGCACAGCTGACCATTTACGCCATTGGTAAAACCGCTCCGCCAGGAGCAGTAACCGGCATCAACTTGGTGCCAATCGACCAAGCCAGCGCGATCCTCAGCTGGGACCGCTCAACAGAGCTGGACGTGGTACTCGGAGGCAAAGTGCTAATCCGCCATAGCACCTTGTTGTCAGGCGCTGTTTGGGACGAAAGCCAAGAGATCGTTGCAGCAGCAGCTGGCGGCCAAACGCAAAAGCAAGTGCCCTTGCTGGAAGGCACCTACCTACTGAAATTCCAAGACGACAGCGGCAACAAATCAGCTAGCGCTGCAACTGCAACCGCTGACCTGCCAAATCCGCAGCCGCGTTTGCTGGTGAAGTCCTATGCGGAAGATCAGGAATCACCGCCGTTCTCCGGCGTTGCTACCGACATGGAGTATGACGCCATCTTGGATGGCTTGATCCTGTCGAGTGGACTTTCGCCGGGCGGCGACCCCATCGTGCTGTCTAGTGGTGAGTACGAGTTTGGCGAGACATGGGATATGGGTTACGTCTACGACGTAAACATGCGGCGGCGGTTTGTCACACGTCCTTTCTTGCCTGCCTCGTTGTGGGACGACAAGCTAGAGGACATCGACACTTGGCCAGAAATTGACGAGCAAAACCTTGATGCCGTCAACGCTTTGTTGTACGTCCGCAGCACAGACGACGATCCGGCTGGGACGCCAACTTGGAGTGTATGGCGCGAATTCAGCAATGCACTGGTTCGTGGCCGCGCCTTCCAGCTCAAGGTGCTTGCCACCAGCTCTGACACCAGTCAGAACATCCTGATTGATGAGCTTGGTGCTGAGCTGGAACTTCAACAGCGCGTGGAGCAGTCCACAACATTGACCAGTGGCGCTGGCACTTATAGCGCCACGTTTGCACAACCGTTTTACCAAGCACCGGCGATGGGCTTGACCGCGTTTAACATGGGAACAGGCGATTACTTTGCCATCAGCAACGTGACACGGACCGGCTTCGACGTCGTTTTTAGGGACAGCTCCGGTGCCGCCGTCAGCCGGCAGTTCACCTACACCGCTATCGGCTACGGCAGGCAGAACTAACGCATGGCACAACACGACTACAACATCGCCAACCAGTCCGGTGCTGCGTTTCGCGCCGACCTGAACAACGCGCTTTCCGCGATCGTCACCAACAACAGCGGTGCCGCCGAACCCGCCACCACGTTCGCGTACCAATACTGGTCGGACACAACTGCTGGCGCCCTCAAGATCCGAAATGCCGCCAACAACGGCTGGAACACCCTTTTTAACCTCGATGGCACCTGGACATCGCTGATTGCCGGCGGCGTCATCAACGGCGACAAGGGCGACATCACGGTTAGTGGCCCTACAAGCTGGTCAATCGATAACGGTGTCGTCACGTCCGCAAAGCTCGCGACGGTTGTAGCCGAAGCACTGCTCCCCGCTGGTGCGGTGCAGTTTCACGCTGGAAGCACGGCACCTGCAGGGTGGCTAAAGGCAAACGGCGCCGCGATTTCACGAACCGCCTATGCAGCGCTGTTCGCAGCGATCGGCACCACTTACGGCGTAGGCGACGGCAGCACGACGTTCAACCTGCCTGACCTGCGTGGCGAATTCCCTCGTGGCTGGGATGACGGGCGAGGCGTTGACGCAGCACGAGCACTGGGCTCTGCGCAGGCGGAGGCTTTCTTAAGTCACGGCCACGGCATCAGTGATCCTGGGCATGACCACGGTATTAGCGATCCGGGTCACGCACACGGCATTGATGGCGGTCTTAACGCTGGTGGCGGCAGCTTACCGACTGTTGGTTCAGGAAACGTTACTCGCACAGGAGGCACCACATCGGTTGGCACTGGTATTTCTATTGTCGCGAGCGGAACCGGCATCACTGTTAGCGCTGCAGGCGGCACCGAAACCCGCCCGCGCAACGTTGCCCTCCTCGCCATCATCAAATACTGAGCCATGAAGATCTACCACTACCACCCCGAAACCGGTGTCTTGCTTGGCGAAGGCGTTGCGGATAAAAGTCCGCTTGAGAAAAATGTATGGCTAATTCCTGCGCACGCCACTACGCAAGAACCTCTAGCAGTGGAGGACGGTTACCATTGTGTGTACAACGGTTTCCACTGGAAAGTTGAGCCGTTACCGGACCCTGAACCCGAGCCTGATTCACCGGCGATTGCGGAGCAAGCTGATGTGCCGCCATTGACACCTGAGCAAAAGCTTGCTGCTGCCGGCCTTACGGTGGCCGAACTCAAAACCCTCCTGGAGCTTGACTGATGGCATCCCGTAAGATCACGCAACTCACCGAGTTGACCGCACCAGCTAGCGCTGATGTGCTGCCGATTGTTGATGTCTCCGAGCCGTTGCCGGAAGATCAAAACAAAAAGATTACCTACGCCGAGCTACTGAGTAGCGCACCGGCTGGTACTGCAGCCGCGCCAGCATTTGCGTTCGACGGGGACCCCAATAGTGGTCTGTACTCCGTTGGTGCCGATCAGGTTGCCATCAGCACGGGTGGCACGGGGCGGTTGTTTATTGATGCGAGTGGACGGATCGGACTGGGAGCTTCTCCTGAAGCCGGGCACTCCACAGTCGTCGGTGGCTCATTACTGCTTAAACAGTCAACAGATACAAATGGCTATCTAACGTTGCAAGGTAGTTTCTCGTATCTAACAGCGTCTAGCAGCCTAATTGTTTCGACTAACAGCAGCGAACGCCTGCGCATCACCTCGGCAGGGAACGTGGGTATTGGGACTTCGAGTCCAGATGCACTTCTTACTGTTAATGGTGTTGGCGCTCATGGACTTGGCTCTGCAGCTGCACCCTCATTTGCATTCACCGGCGATCTAAACACCGGCATCTACAGCCCTGGAGCTGATCAGGTTGCCATCTCAACGGGCGGCACTGGGCGGTTGTTTATTGATGCGAATGGAAATGCTGGACTAGGTACTGCGTCACCAACGAACTTTGCGAATTACCAAACTCTTGCCTTTAACGATACAACTGGATCATTCCTTGACTTTAAGGTCAACGGCATTGGCACACACGGGATTGTTGCTGATTCCAGTCAGTTTTTGATAAAAAGTATTAGCGGTCTCCCTGTCACTTTTGGCACTAATGATACCGCTCGGATGCTTATAGACTCTTCGGGGCGCGTGGGCATTGGGACGACGAGTCCAGGAAGGATTTTGGATGTTCGAGCAGGCAATACAGACGTTAGGGCTACCTGTTCGGCATCCGAATATACAGCTTTCCTTGCGAGTGCTGACAGTGGCGTTTCCTGCAGAATTGGTGCTTATGCAAATAACGAGGGTTTTGCCGGGACCACATCTAATCACCCGTTTTTAATTCAGACCAATAACGCCGAACGCCTGCGCATCACCTCGGCAGGACTCGTGGGTATTGGGACTAGTGCGCCTTACCGCACCCAAACAATTCGCGGAACAAACGAAACACTGCAGTTCGACTTAAATACAACAACCAATGGAACATACAGCTCTATTTGTTGGAACGGGGCCGCAGTTGATCTAGGTCCAGGTGGTCAATCGGCAGAAATTAGAGGATACAGAGAAGGCGGTACAGCTTTTGGAGCGCTAGCCTTTCATACGAGAGGAACAACTTTAACTTCCG